GATGGAAAGTCAAATGACTGCATTACAAAGTATAGAGTCTTATATTGGTACATTCTTTAGTAAACAATGGGTACAAAGAAATGTATTAAATATGACTGAAATGGAAATTAATGACATGCAAGACCAAATTAATAAAGAAGCTGGAGTTGACCCAGAAGATGGTGGGATTGACGTTCCAGATAATACAGATGGTGTAACAAGATACCCACAAGATGCAAGTGGGGCTGCAATTGCACCAGATGATATAGAAGATACCGACTCCGATAATGATGAAGACGGTGTTGATGACATGGAATCTGATAAAACGGATACTGCTCCATTTAAAGCATTAAAAGCTGGAACAATGAAAGTAGATGCGTTTTTGGATAAACACCCCACGTTAAAAAAAATAGGTGATGCATTAGAAACTAAAAGAAAAGAACTATCAAAAAACTATGCACAAACTGTACCTACAACAGAAGATAATGCAGAAGACGTTTAATGAAATATATAAACCTCAAGAAAAAGGTTTAACATATGAATCTTATTGCAATATTCTTGACGATAATCTTGTAGAACTTGTTGAAGAACAAGGTAGTGATTATTGGAGTGGATTAACTAAGAAGGGTCAAGCCGATTATATAAAAGCTCATCCAAAAAGTAAAAAGGCGCAAACTGCAAAAGATAAAGAAAAGAAAAAACCAGAAGACGAAAAAGAACCAAAAGATAAAAAAGAACCTAAAGAAAAAGATGATGTTAATGTAGATGACTATACAAAGTCAACCGATAGTGAAGAAGACATAGAAAAAACTAAAAGTATTGTAGCAAAATTAAAGACACATGTTTCTGATGTTGCAAAAGAAACAGGATTGAGTTTACAAACAGCAACTGATGCATTTAAAGAACCAAGTGTTTATAATGTATTAAAAGGTGTTGGTTTTAGTATGAAAGCTTTGGGTCAGACTGTTAGTGGTGGATTAAAAACAATATCTGTTGCTTACGGATACTGCTCCATTTAAAGCATTAAAAGCTGGAACAATGAAAGTAGATGCGTTTTTGGATAAACACCCCACGTTAAAAAAAATAGGTGGTGTTGCTGTTGCTGGACTTGCTGCTGCTCAATGGTATCATATGAGTTTTAGTGGTGATATAGATTCTGATTATGATTTATCTGTTGTAGGTGATGCGTTAGCAGGTAATTATAGTATGACAGATTTATTAACATCACCAAGTGGTGTTGCTGGATTAGGATTATTGGCTGTTGGTGTTGCAACTGGTGGTTTAAATGTATGGATGGGTGGTGGAAAAGGTTTAGCACTTGCACTTGCAAGGACTGGATTAAATGCAGCTGGAAAAACAAAGGCTGGAAAAATGATTCGTAATAAAATGGACATGATGAAAAACGATATGAAGAAAAAAGTTGTTAAGGAAAATGAAATGGAATTTACTGAAATATATTCATCTGTTATAGAAAAAGATGAACATAAGAAATCTAAGGGGTATAAAAAACTATCTCCTAAGATGAAAGATGCTGTAGACGATATTTTTAAAAGAATGGACTCTAAACCTTCAGATTTCCTAAATACTTTTGATAAAACTATAAAAAATATTTCAAAAAAATATCGAGTTCGAGAAAAAGAACTTATAGGATATTTTGAAAAAGAAATGCTGGCAATTTAAGGAGAGATTATAATGGCTTTTGCAACAAGAACATTAAGAGATACAGTTGTTAATGCTGCGGGTGCTGGCGGAACGGTTACTATCTTAGTTAATATTGATGATGATACAACTGCAACCAACGCTATCCTAGATGCAAGTGCTTTAGACGGACATGCCAATGGTGCAAAATTACACATCAAAAGACTTTGGTGGGGTTTAGTACAAGGAACTGCTGATGATGATACAGGTCATGCTGCAATTATTGAACAGGGTGATTCAGATGTAACATTAATTGACCTTGCTGGAAGTGGACATTATGATGGTTCTGCTGGGTTGATTAAATCTAATGCAACAAATACTGGCGCAACCTCTGGTGATATGGAACTATCTTGTCAAGGTACATCTGGTTTTATATTGATTGAGTTTATTAAAGATGATAATTATACTGCATAAGGAATAGAAACATGAAACTGATATCAGAAGAAGTACAAGAAGTAGAATATATCACAGAGGAAAAAGAAGGTGGTAAGAAACATTTTAAGATTAAAGGTATCTTCATGCAAGCTGATATCAAAAATCGTAATGGTCGTGTATATCCTATGGAAATTTTAACTAAAGAAGTTGCTAGATATAACAAAGAGTATATCAAAGAAAATCGTGCATTTGGAGAACTTGGACACCCAGATGGCCCAACTGTTAATCTTGAGAGGGCATCACATATGATTACCTCTTTAGAACAAGACGGAAAGAATTTTATCGGTGAGGCTAAGATACTTAGCACTCCAATGGGGGAGATTGTAAAAAATCTTATGAGTGAAGGTGCTAAACTAGGCGTATCATCAAGAGGTATGGGTAGTTTAGATCAAAAGGGTGGTGCAAACTATGTAAAAAGTGATTTTTACCTTGCTACTGCCGCAGACATTGTTGCAGATCCTTCTGCTCCAAATGCTTTCGTACAAGGTATTATGGAAGGAAAAGAGTGGATTTGGGATAATGGTTCTCTTATCGAAGAAGAACTAGATAGAATGAAAAAGAGAATTAAGAACAGAACTAGAGTAAAACATGCTAAGGAAGATGCGTTAGAGTTCGCAAAATTCCTTAAAATGTTATAATTTATAAATAAATAAAAGTCTTAAAGTAATTAAAGGAGTAATCCCCATGGCTGACGAATTAGATAAAACCATTGAGGAATTAGAGGCGGAAGTACTTGATGAGCTTGAAGAAGCGAATGGTGCTGATGCTCCTAAAAAATCTGCTGGTAAAGCAGATCCAATGGACAAAGTAGAAGGTGAAGTACAAGATACTGGGAAACCAGTTGTCTCGCCTGACCAAAAAGATAGCCCTGCCAAAAAAGTTGCTGCAAAAGCTAAAGAAGCTTCAGGCGATGCACAACAAAAGGGTGAAGGAAAACCAGATAAAATGGACAAACCTAAAGCAAAAGCTGACGGTACAGGTGCAACAAGTAAATCTCTTGCAGCTGGACATGTTCCAGAAGGTGAAGACCTTTCTGAGAAAAAATCTATGACCAAAGAGCAAATGAAAGACGTAATTGCTAATGGTATGGGTAAAATGAATAAAGGAAAATTAGAAAAACTTTATGCTGCTTTTACTTCTCCAGAGGAAGAAGAAGAACCTACTGACGAAGAAAAAGAAAAATCAGAAGCTGTTGAAAAAAGAGTTAAAGACATAGACGTAAAAGAACATGTTGATGCTCTAATGAATGGTGAAGGTGATTTATCTGAAGAATTCAAACGTAAAGCTGCAACAGTATTTGAAGCTGCAGTAAAATCTAAAGTGCGTGATGAAGTATCTAGAATAGAAGATGATTATCGCAAAGATTTAGATGAAAATATAAATACAAACAAAGATGAGTTAACTGAAAAAGTTGACACATATCTTAACTATGTTTGTGAAGAATGGACTAAAGAAAACGAATTAGCAATTGAACGTGGATTAAAAGGTGAAATTGCTGAGGACTTTATTTCTGGATTGAAACAATTGTTTGAAGACCATTATATTGATATTCCAAACGAGAAGTATGACGTATTGGAAGCACAATCAGAGAAGATTTCTCAATTAGAAGCAAAGTTAAATGAAGCAATCGAAAGAAATGTTTCAATGAAGACTAACAATGCTCAACTAGTTAGAGAACAGGTTATATCTGAAATGAGTTCAGATTTAGCTGAAACAGAAATTGAAAAGTTTAAGTCATTAACTGAAGATATAGATTTCGCAGATGAAGATTCTTACAGAGAAATGTTAGAAACTTTAAAAGAAAACTATTTCCCAAAACAAAAAACAGTTATGGCTGAAACAGTTGATAATGTAGAAACTGGCAACGCACAGGACATTGATGTAAGTAATTCTATGACAGCATATATGTCTGCTATCGGTAGAGTTGCTAAAGGTCAATAGTGCAAAAATGATTAAATTTATAAATAATAGTAGAAAAAATTAAGGAGAAACAAATGTTTCAAACAGAACATCTACAAGAAAAGTGGCAGCCAGTCCTAGAGCATCCAGAATTACCAAAAATTGAGGATTCTTACAGGCGTGCCGTTACTACAGTTATTCTTGAAAATCAAGAAAAAGCTTTAAACGAAGACAGATCATTCTTATCAGAAACCGTATCAACTAATTATTCGGGCTCTGGTACTCCTACTAATATCTCTAGTTAGACGTGCAATGCCTAACCTAATTGCATATGATATCTGTGGCGTTCAACCAATGACAGGGCCAACTGGTCTTATCTTTGCTATGCGTGCTAGATTTGCATCTATGGACGGTGCAGAAGCTCTTGCAGACGAAGCAATGCCTGATATCTCTAACCAAAATAAAGCTGGTACAATCGGTGGTGGTGACATTGGTGCAACAGAAACTAATCCTGCTGTATTAAATGACTCTCCATCTGCTGGTACTTACACTTCTGCAACTGGTCAAACTACAGTTCAAGGTGAAGCATTAGGGGATAGTTCAGATAATGCTTTCTCAGAAATGGCATTCAGTATTGAAAAACATACTGTTACTGCTGTAACTCGTGCAATGAAAGCTGAGTACACAATGGAACTTGCTCAAGACCTTAAAGCAATTCACGGTCTAGACGCAGAAACAGAATTAGCAAACATATTATCTGCTGAAATACTTGCAGAAATAAACAGAGAAGTTGTAAGAAACATCTATGTGTCTGCTGTTTCAGGTGCTCAATCTAACACAACAACCGCTGGTATCTTTGATTTAGATACTGACTCAAACGGAAGATGGTCAGTTGAAAAATTCAAAGGACTTATGTTCGCACTTGAAAGAGATGCAAACGCTATCGGTCAACAAACTCGTAGGGGTAAAGGTAACATAATCCTATGTTCTGCTGATGTTGCATCTGCATTACAAATGGCTGGTGTTCTAGATTACACTCCTGCTTTATCAAACAATCTAAATGTAGATGACACTACAACAACTTTTGCTGGTGTTATGAACGGTAGATACAAAGTATATGTAGATCCATATGCTGCTAACGTAGCTGCTTCTCAATACTACATTTGTGGTTATAAAGGTACATCACCTTATGACGCTGGTATGTTCTATTGCCCATATGTTCCATTACAAATGGTTCGTGCTGTTGGTGAAAATTCATTCCAACCTAAGATTGGTTTCAAAACTCGTTACGGTATTGCCGCTAACCCATTCTCAACTGGTACAGTTGCGGCTGGTGCAGATGGTGCTATTAGTGTTTCTGCAAGTACTAACAAGTACTACAGAAGAGTTAAAGTTACTAACCTTATGTAATCATAAGATTGTAGTTATAAAATTAGAGAGGGGTTTTTTAACCCCTCTTTTTTTTGTATAAATAGTAATATGACAACATCTCAATCACCACTATCAAGACAACCAACAAAGTTAGACTATGCAAGTCCAACACAGTTTAGGTTTATGCTTAATCAACTTCCAAAGGTTGAGTTTTTTACTACGGCTACAAACTTACCTGGCATTACTTTGTCTGAAGCAGTTCAAAATACACCATTTAAAGATATACCAATGCCTGGCAATAAACTTGAATATGGTGATTTAGACGTAACTTTTATTTGTGATGAATACCTAGAAAACTATACTTCTTTACACGAATGGATGACTGCATTTGGGTTTCCTAAAAACAGAGAACAGTTTAGTACTTTTAGAAGTACAACATCAAATGCACCTACAGACACAAGAGGTTCAAGTAAAGACATTGGTGATGTTGGTGTATCTACAGCTATGAAAGGAATGTTCTCAGACGCAACTCTTACAATCCTATCCAATAAAAATAATCCTATAGTAGAAGTTCGTTTTGCAGATGTATTTCCAACTTCACTTAGTGCATTAGATTTTAATCAAAATACAACAGATGTAGAATACCTATTAGCAACAGCAACATTCAAATACAAATTATACGAAATAATAACTATATAAATAGTTCTATATAATGGAGTGAATATGACACTAGATGAATTGCAAGCACAAGCTGCAAAAGACTTAAAAATAAATGATGATGAACACCTTGATACCGAATCTCTCAAAAATCAAGAAATAAAAGCAAAATATCTTAACCATAAGGCTAAGTTTGAATTACTTTTGTATAGAGCAAAAGGTGATTACAAACGACTATATCGT